TAGACCCTCTGAGCAAATAGGGTTTTTACTTTCATTTTTCATATATATTCTCCTTTTAGTTTATATGATGGTAAAAGTATAACATTAAAATTATTTTACTTGCAAATAAAAAAAAGCCCCAGCGATTGCCAGGGCTTCAGGGGAGCTTTTAAATTTATGCTATTGCCTCCTTTTCTTCTTTCCATTTCTGGTATTCTTTAACATCTTCTTTGATGCCTGCTACTTCATAATGGATAGCCCACCAGGTAACCCTGTTAGACTTTCCTAGATATTCTGATAGTTTTCTACTGTGATAATTGTCAAGCCTAGAATACAAAAGACTAGCACCGTGCCAGTATTTTTTCTGCCCTTCTTCATCAGTAAATTTAAATTCTTGCCAGTCAGGTAATAAAGCTCTGACTCCATTAGCATTAGTTAGATGAAATAATATAAAATAGAATTTGTCCAGGCCTTCATCTGATTCTAATTGATTGCTTACTAAATCTGCCAAATCAATTTGCCCTTCTTCCTCCTCCTCTTTTGTTATCTCATCTTTTAAATACAAGTCCCATAATTTTTTATTATGTTTCTTAGCTTCTTTAAAATTCATATTTATTCTCCTTAGTAGTTATGAATAATTATTAATATACACATATTTTTTTTAATTGCAACTAAAAGAGAAAAGCCCAACTTAACACCAGCCCCCAGCCCATTAATATTTATATGCTGTTAAGCTCTGCCAGGTTGCCAGGAAATAACCCAGTAACCCTATGAAGCCTGGGAAGTTTTAGAAGTTCTCCTGGGGCTTCTCTGGTTCACGTCTTGGGTCTTTATAAGTTGTTATTACTTGTTAACTTGTCAAAGCTTGCCAGGTTCTTTTATTTCTCCTGGTGGTTCTTCAAAGTCTTCAAAGTCTCCAGAGTCTATAAAGGGTGGGCAGGTGGCCAGGGGGCATACCAGGTATATATGCACATGCTCAAATATTTTTAGGAACTTTTCGGTGTTAAGCAGGGCTAAAAAATCGCCCCCAACCGAGTATGAGGTGTTGTTGGTCGAGGGAGGCTGTATAGACTATATAGACCCCCCACGGACACATCCTCATTATACAGTTGAGATAGTGTTTTGTCAATAGATTTTGGCGAAAAACTTGACAAGTTTGATAGTAGCTTTATAATAATAGACATGAGTGCTTTAACAACCAGAAAGCTTACAGAGAAGCAAGAGAAGTTCTTGCAACATTTAGTAGATACTAAGGGTAACTTAAAGCTCTCAGCCGAACTCGCAGGTTACTCAGGCAATCACTACCAAGTTATAAACAGTCTTAAAGAGGAAATAATTGATTTGGCCTCGAATGTACTTGCAAGGGAAGCACCTTCAGCAGCTTTCAAGCTTGTAGAGATTATGCATAGTGACGAGGCCGTGCCTCAAGCTAACGTAAAACTACAGGCAGCACAAACTTTATTAGATAGAGTTGGTGTTATAAAGAAAGAAAAACTTGACATTAATCACAATGTCACAGGAGGGATTTTTATTCTTCCACAAAAAGACACCATTGATTTATCAGCCGAGGATGGAGAGTATACAGAAGTCGATGGATGAAAGAGTTTATGCAACTGAGTTCTTAGATGATGACTCTAGAATTGTTCTAGGGCCATTTATAAAAACCAGTACATATAAAGAAGCACAAAACTTAGCAGAACACTACGGTCTTATTATCGTAGGAGAAGTAACAGACTTTGTGCCAAAGAAAGAGGTAACACTACACTAATGCCAGCAAAGAAAAAAGCCAAGTCAAGAGTCAACGAAGCAGGTAACTACACTAAACCAACCCTAAGAAAACGGATTTTTAACCGTATTAAGGCTGGTGGTAAGGGTGGAAAGCCAGGACAATGGTCAGCTCGTAAGGCTCAAATGTTAGCCAAAGCCTACAAGAAAGCAGGTGGAGGTTATAAATGACGTTGAAGAAGTCTCAACTATCTCTAAAGAAGTGGGGCAGACAAAAGTGGCGAACTTCAGATGGTAAACCAAGCAAAGGTAAGAAAAGATATTTACCTGATGCAGCTTGGAATGCTTTGAGTCCTGCTGAAAAGAGGGCAACTAACAGAGCTAAAGCAGCAGGTAACAGAAAAGGTAAGCAATTTGTAAAACAACCTAAGAAAATTGCTAAAAAAACTAGAGCATACAGGAAATAATGGCTAAGAAAAAAGACCCTAGGTTAGCTAGAGCAGGTGTATCAGGTTATAACAAACCAAAAAGAACACCAGGACATAAAACAAAATCACATGTTGTTGTTGCAAAAGAAGGTAATAAGGTTAAAACTATACGTTTTGGTCAACAAGGCAAAACAGGTGATAGAACTATGACAAAAAGAGCTAAGTCATTCAAAGCTAGACATGCTAAAAACATTAAGAAAGGTAAAATGTCAGCAGCATATTGGGCTAATAGGGTAAAATGGTAAAATGCCACAGATTGGTAGCGATGATAAACACAATTCCGTTCCATTAAGACGGAGTATGTATAGAAATGCAGCAGGTAAAGGTGCAAAGCCTAGACCTAGAGCAGTTTCTAAACAAGCATACGAAGATAATTGGGACAGAATATTTGGTAAAAATAAGAATCAAACCAAGGAGCAGTCCTGAGTTATGCTTAAGACCTTTTTAGAATCTAAAAATCACTATTTCATCTAGGTAGTGTCTTCTAAAAAGGCAGCTTTTTATTATGTCTAGTATTCCTCCTAACTATATCAAGAAAAAATCAGCAACCATTCCATTTGGTTACGAGATTAGTGAGGTCAAAGGCTATCTCAAGCCTATCCCAGAGCAATTAGAAGCTCTCAACAAATATCTCAAGAGTATTTACAACAAAGCCTACTCATTACGTGAGGCAGCTACACTATTGTCTGAAGAAACAGGCAGAAAGATTAGTCATGTAGCATTAAAGAAACATTTAGAAAAAGATTTGTGGGAAATATTCCCAGAAGACTACGAAACTAACGAAGATGGTTCGTTTGTTCTAACCGATTCAGGTAAACCAAAGAAAAAAACAGGAAGACCCAAGGGAGTTACGTCTCAATACAACTATTCAGCCGAACAAAAAAGAAAAATAAAACTACGACAGAAGAAAGCAAAGATACAAAAGGAGAAAAAGAAACTTGCCAAACAGGAAGAGAGACTTAAGACGGAAGAAGAAGTTATCACAAAGGTTACGGAGGACACGTCATCTAAATTGGTCACAGAAGACCAGCTTGAAGAAACCACAGACACAATCAGAGACACAATAAAAGATAGTAAAGTTATCTTCCATGCTAATGAAGGGCCACAAACAGATTTTTTAGCAGCAGGTGAGAAAGATGTTCTGTATGGTGGAGCAGCAGGAGGTGGTAAATCCTATGCTATGCTTGTTGACCCACTAAGATATGCACATAAAAAAGCACATAGAGCTTTAATACTTAGAAGGTCTATGCCAGAACTTAGAGAACTAATAGATAAGTCCAGGGAGTTATATCCCCAGGCTTTCCCTGGTGCAAAGTTTAGAGAAGTAGAGAAGTTGTGGAACTTCCCAAGTGGTGCTAAGATAGAATTTGGTTTCTTAGAACGAGATGCTGATGTCTACCGATACCAAGGTCAAGCTTATTCTTGGATTGGCTTTGATGAAATCACACATCTCCCAACAGAGTTTAGTTGGAACTACCTTGCATCTCGTTTGAGAACCACAGACCCTGAAATAGAAACATATCTAAGATGTACTGCTAACCCTGGTGGTGTTGGTTCACAATGGGTAAAGAGAAGATACATAGAACCTCACGAATCTAACAAAAGTTTTGAAGGTAAAGACGGACTAACAAGAAAGTTTATTCCTGCTAAGTTAGCTGATAACCCTTACTTAGCTAGAGACGGTGTATATGAAAAGATGTTGGAATCTTTACCACCTATACAAAGACGACAATTACTAGAAGGAAACTGGGATGTAGCAGAAGGTGCAGCCTTTGTTGAGTTCCAACCTGAAGTACATATTGTAGCTCCATTTGAGATACCATTACCCTGGGAACGACTAAAAGGGATTGACTATGGTTATGCATCCGAATCCTGCTGCCTGTGGGGAGCTGTGGACGTAAATGACGGAACATTGATAATATACCGTGAATTATACAGAAAAGGCTTGACAGGTGTCGAATTAGCCTCTATAATAACAGATATGGAAATGGAAGACCCATTTTCTGTATCAGGTGTATTAGATACTGCTGCATGGGCGAAAACTGGTACAACAGGCCCAACTGTAGGTGAATCTCTAGTTCGAGCTGGTCATAAGCTTAGGCGAGCAGATAAGAACAGAGTACAGGGGAAAATTCAAGTACACGAATATCTTAAGGTCAGGGAGAGTGGAAGACCTAAGTTACAGATATTTAACACATGTCCTAACTTAATTAGAGAATTACAATCCATACCACTATCCAAAACAAATCCAGAAGATGTTGATACTCATGCATCAGACCATGCATACGATGCATTAAGGTATATGATAATGAGCCGACCAAGAATGCAAAGCTCATTAGACAGAATAAAGGGGATTAAAAGGGACTTATACCAACCTTTTGACTCTACTTTTGGTTATTAAATGGCAGACAAAGACAACACATTACTAAATGCAGATGAAATCTACATGGATGTAGAAGGTGAGTCTGGTCAGCAATTAGAATTAGAAGATGACCAAAAGTTAAATCTTGTAGGTATAATAAACTCTAGGTTCGACTCTGCCGAGGATGCTAGAAACTCTGACGAGAAACGTTGGATTACAGCATTTGAGAACTACAGGGGTTTATACAAAAAGAATCAAAAATTCAGGGAATCTGAAAAATCACGTGTCTTCGTTAAAATTACAAAAACTAAAGTCCTTGCTGCCTTTGGACAGTTAGTTGATGTTATTTTTGGGACAGGTAAGTTTCCTATTGGTATATCGGAAACCAGAATACCTGAAGGAGAGTTAGCTCAAGCACATCTTGAT